TGATCAAAAAATCTTAGACCGAATTCCATCGCCATATCCTGAAGCCCTACGCAATATATATCTAGGCAAGATTCCTATTATGTTGCGTTCTGATATGTGTGCGCTCAGTGCTGCAGAACGTAATCCTGAATTGTTAACGCAAATGGGTGAAGATAAATATGATTTAGGAGGCTACTTCATTCTAGATGGTGCAGAAAAAGTAATAGTATCACAAGAACGTAAGGCAGAAAATATAGTATTTCTACAGACAATAAATCCAGCTAGTGGTAATGAGAAATATACACATACGGCTGAAGTAAAGTGTGTTAGTGATGAAGCATTTGCCAATGCTAGGACAGTTCGCTTGCAGTTGGAAACCAAGGGTACAATTACTGTGCGATTAGGTCAGGATAGACCTTTAATTAATCAAAACGAATATCGTGATGTGCCGTTATTTATTATGTTTCGAGCTCTAGGTATTGAATCTGACCAAGAAATAATGAAATATATTATTGGTTCTCTAGAGGGTGAATTAGCAGAGAAGATGATGGATCTCTTGCGTTCTAGCATTTTAGACCAATTTATCTTACGAGAGGAGATTTACGACCGTGAGCGCGCAGAAGAATATTTAATGAAATTTACAGCACGTGCCCAACAGTCTGACCGTAAAGATAATGTATCTAATTTCAGTGAAGTAATAAAGAACAAGAAAGTGCGATTATGCTATTTATTTGATACTTTTCGAGAATCATTGTTCCCTCATATAAGCAGCACTACCGGTGATATCTATAAGGCTAAGGCATATTATCTAGGATATATGACTCGTAAGCTACTTCTGCTGCGACTTGGATTAACAAAAGATACTGACCGTGATAATTTCTGTAATAAGCGTATAGATTTATCTGGTTTTCTGCTTAGTACATTATTTCGTGATGCTTTTCAACAAGTTATCCGTAATGCTCGAGTCGAAACTAACAGGAAATACACATTCAATGCTAAAGAGTATAGTGGTTCAGACCGAATTACTAGTATTATAAATGATGGTAATATTAGGGAAATATTTAGTCCGGAAGTATTTAAGAAACATTTTAATGGTGCCCTTAAGATTGGCACAATTGGTCAGAAGAAGGGTATAGTCCAGGCGCTAGATCGTGTTACTCGAAACTTGACTATTGCCCATCTACGTCGAATTATTGATAACGTGGCAGGTGGTCGAGTAACAATTCCACGACGCCGACTTCACGCTAGTCAATATGGCTGTGTGTGTCCTGTAGAAACGCCCGAAGGTCCGAAGGTTGGTCTTAATAAGGGTCTAGCCTTGATTTCTCATATTACATTTGGTACCCCAACCAAATATGTAATCCAATTCTTGATTGAAGAAGGTTTAGAAGTGCTAGATGACCTCACGCCAGTAGAAGCACAACGGGTTTGCAAAGTGTTCGTTAATGGTAATTGGGTCGGGTGCCATCGTAATCCGGAGAAATTGCAGAGGATGTTTATTCTCTATCGTCGTAATGGTCTTATCAATATATTCATTTCGTTCTCGTGGGATCGTAGCACTAATGAAATCCAAATGTTCACTGATGGTGGTAGATTTGTTCGACCCCTTTATGTAATAGAGAATAATAATCTCTTACTACAACCACGCCACATCCGTGCAATAAAATCAAGTGAGCTTGCATTCACAGATTTAGTGGCAGGATTTCGCAAGAGGAAAGAAGAATATGACTATTATTCACAAGATATAAAACCCCTGTCCTTGCTAGGATTAGATAAAACGGATGCCCTTTACCCTGCAAAATTAACAGAAACTCAATCAGTTATAGAATATATTGATTGTCAGGAATTTGATATGTGTATGTTGCCAATAGGTTTTACTATAGACCATACTAGTCTCCAGAGATATACACATATGGAGCTACACCCTAGTATGTTTCTTAGTTTCAATGCGCATTTGTTGCCATTTGGTGATCATAATCAGGCTGCGCGAACAATTTATGCTAGTAAGCATGTTAAGCAGGGTATATCCCCTTATGCACTTAATTTTAATTCTCGGATTGATACTAGCAGTCATATCTTAAATTACCCTCAGCGACCGCTCGTACAATCACGATTGCAGAAATATATTAATCAAGATATATTCGGACAAGGAATGAATATATATGTGGCTATTGCTAGTTATAATTACAATCAAGAAGATGCCATAGTAGGTAATCAATCTTCGGTAGATATGGGGTTGTTTCACACTACATATTATAAGAGTTATAAGGATATGGAAATGACAGAATCTAAAACCGGCGAAGAAACCCGGTTTTTTAACCCATTATATACACACGAAATGCCACAATATCCCCCATTATTGAATAAGAAAACGCGTCAAAATTATGGTAAGCTAGATAAATGGGGTTTTCCACTTAGGGGTGAATTTCTAGAATCGGATGATGTGGTGATTTGTAAGTATATTAAAACAAAGGATGAAACAGGAGCTGATGTAGAACGGGAAATGTCAACCACTACTAAGACTGGTAATGAAGGGAGTTTTATTGATAAGGTGTTTACCTGGCAAACCAATGCGGTTGGTGATCGTGCAGTTAAAGTCCGCACTTGTCAGAATCGGCCTCCTATTATGGGTGATAAATTTGCATCTCGTTGTGCCCAGAAGGGAACCTTTGGTATAACTCTCAAGAAAGAGGACTTACCATATACGGAGGATGGTATTATTCCCGATTTTGTTCTTGATCCTGGTAGTTATCCAAAGCGTATGACTGTATCACAATTCATTGAAATCTTATTTGGTAATATGGCTAGTGAACTAGGGTTTATTGGTTCATTTAATGCTTTTGAAACTGTTGATGTAGAGCAAATAAATCACATTATGGAAGATATGCTAGGTTTTACGTCTTATGGTGATCGCATTCTATATAATGGGTACACTGGGGAACAGATGGATGTAAAGATTTTCTCTGGATGCATCTATTATCAGCGACTTAAATACATGGTGGATGATAAGATAAATACACGTTATTCTGGTGTGCGTGATAATGGTGTCCCTGTTCCAGGTGGTTTATATACTGTAAAGGAGAGGCAAAGTGTTTCTGGCCGCGCAAACGGTGGTGGTCTTAAATTCGGTGAAATGGAGCGCGATGCTTTAATTGCACATGGTATCTGGGGATTTATTAAGGAAAGTTATATAGAACGTTGTGATAAATTTATAATTCAAGTAAGTGTTAAATCTGGTGATATCTCTATTGCTAATCCTGAAATTGGGCTATTTTACGATAATGTAGCGGATGGTGTTGTATCATATCATTTAGTTGAAGGTGTTGGAAACAAAGGACTGACACCTGATCGTATTCTAGGATTGAATCTATATAACCAGAAATCGCTTGATTTTATCACATTGGTTGTTCCATATACATTTAAGTTGTTGATTCAGGAAATGGAGGGTATGATGATACAAGTGCGTTTTGATGTTTCCCGATTGCGCCGGATTTTACCAGAGAATATTTCATCTAGCGAGATCGCAGAACTCACTCATGAAATGATAGATGATTTGATGGAGGAAGGCACACGCGATGAGGATGGTGAAGATATGGATGAATATGAATTTGATATGGGTGAGGAGGATGCTAGTCAAGCAGGTGGTGCTGATGAGGTTGATGATGATAGCCAAGTAGATGGTGCTGATAGTACTGTTTCTGATGGTGAAGAAGTATTAAATCCGACGTCAAATCCAGAATCTGGTGCCGAATCTGACACTGGCGAAGTTCTAGATACACCTACATCTACATTACCCCCACCTACAATGCAAACAAATTCTCAAGCACAGCAAGCCTCACCATATCAAATGACACCTTCTCCTAGCGCATCAATGCCAACCAATACAACTAATACAATCAACCCAATCAACCCAACTACTAATCTACCAGCACCTACTACATATATCGCATCTGCAGTACATCCGGGTCCTAATATGGAAGGAGTATCACTATCACTATCACCGATGCATGGAGGTGGTGATGACAGCCAAATGAATTTATCCCGATATGGTGGTGTAAAGCCAGATTTTGATGCTATGGAGCGGGATGATGATAAGGCAATTGAAAACTTGAATGCCCAATTACTAGGTATTCAAACCGGTGGACAGAACGAATCTCTAGAGCGTGCAAAACACGACGGAATAGCATCGGTTGTTTCTAATCCGCCACAACTATCACCGTCAATGCAAAATGGTGGTAGTAATCAAAATACTCATCAAGGTGGCTTGAATTTCTCTTTCAATCAACAAGACTTGGTACAACGCCCGCAGTTATCAATGCCGTCAGTATCATCACCCATACAAAATATACAATCACACCAACTTATGCTTGGTGGTGGAGGAGTTCAATCAGCAGGTGGAGAGCCAAGAAAGCAAGTAAGTTTTAATAATGATATTAAAGTCGTAGAGCTAGATACTAAAATTAGTGAGGGGTTTCTATACTCGGGTAGTAAGAATCTAGACCCATTCGGGCAATAATAATTTTATTTGATTTTTATTTGATTTTTATTTGATTTTTATTTGATTTTATTTGATTTATTTACTTAGTTAATTATAGAAATAAAAAATCAAAATTAATTAGTATCTTACATTTAATTATTATGAAAAAAAGTAAAAAAGGTTGTAAGCGGAATAACGTATATAGAAAGAATAAAAAAAATAGTAAAAAATATACAAAACAAAAAGGTGGTGCTGCAGCTGCTGCGCCAAAAAGACCAAGGAAAGATGATAATATAGCTGCTATAATTGGTGAATTTATAGAAGTTAATAAAGAAAAAATAGCGCTTCTAAAATCGGCATACGATTCTGTTAAATTTGATTATAAAATAGAGCCGGAAAAGAAATATACACCAAAAATATTTTCAAAATTAGATTTATTAAGATTTGTAAAAAAATATCAAACTCCAAAAATGCTAAAATTAGAATGGCTTCTAGAAATATTTAAAACGTATAATGATGATATTACTAATGGAACTAATTTAGAACAAATTGATAATATTTTTAGTATTAATAGAAGTAGTTTTTTTCAAACGTATGAAACTTTTGTTCCATTATACTATGACGATGACAATCACAAACCAACAAAAGAAGCAGAAGAAAGATTCCTTTTATTTATAAATCAATATGAGGAACGTAAGAAATATGAAGGATTACTTGGTGAATATTGTAGCATACCATTAAATGAAATTATGATAAAAAATATGCATTATACATATCAAATTAGTTATAAACATACTGACCAAAGAGAAGGTTTGATTACAATTAATACAATAACACAATTATCAGATGAATATTTGAAGGATTTGGCTGAAAAAATTATAGCAAATATTTTATTTTATCCAAATGCATTTCGAGACCGATTAAAAGACAAACCATTACCACAAGTAATTATTTATTTTACAGGTAAATTAAAAGAATTACCACCACAACATAATTTTGCTAGCATAGCAAAATTTTATACCCATCCAAAAGCACACCCAATGCAACCACCATTAAAAACAAAAATACCAAGTGAAGATGCGACATTAATTACTGGAAATAATGCAAATACAGCTTTAACTACACCAACCACTATTCTAATATTTAGAGAAGAAGAAATGTTGAAGGTATTATTACACGAATGTATGCATTATTTTAAGATAATAAATTGTGTTTCAGATAATCCGGAAAGTATAGATTATGATTATGCTATGAAATCCCCACGACATAGTATAACAGAGACATTTATTGAATCATTAGCGAATATATTTAATGTTATAATAGTATCACCGCCAGATTCAATACAAAAAAATTTAGAAGAAGAAATGGAATTTATATTTGCACAAGCTGCAAAAATATTGAAATATACAGGACACTCTAGATGGTCTGAATATTATAAACCTGAATTTGAAAATACGCCAGATGGAAATCCAGTTAAGTTATTTGAGACAACTAATATTCATTGTTATTATATCTTGCGAACTATGATATTTTGGCGCCTCAATATATTCGCTGAACATATAAATCTAGCAGATCCATTTGCCGACAAAGCTAAATGCGAATTAATGAAAGAAACCATATTATATTTTTTAAAAACAAATCATGAATATATAGAATATTTAGATGCGTGTATAAAAAAAGAACCAGAACCATTAACAAATTTTAGTCTGCGAATGAGTAAATTCGGATAAATATTACAGGATATGACAAATAATTATTTCTAGCATTCTATCTTGTGCAATCCGGATTGGAATAATTCGTGTTCCCACATTTCATCATCATCTATTTCTTCAAAATCTTTTTCAATATAGAAATCATATATTTTATTAATTGCTAGGATATATTTATTTAGAATAAGGCTATATAGATTTATTAAGTGCTTATCCATCTTCGTAGTCTTTTGTGCGTTTTTTATTATAAAGAAGTTTGTGTCAGAGGCTAGAAAATCTTGCATTTTATCTTGTATTTGAGTCCTAACACTCTTAAATAAATTTAATTTATACATATCGAAATACATCCATCTTTTAGTATTAGTATTTTCATCTGTCTCTAGAATAAATTCAACCATTTGGACTGTTTTCAATCTTGATGACATAGTATATATCCGACGTATATGAATAATCTCATCTAGATCACTGCATTTAATTTGATAGTTTACTTTACACGAGTGATTAAATAGTCTAGTCTTCTCACGTTCAAAACCATCTTTAGATTCTTTAGAAACCGTCCATAGTCCTAATGTCATAATATCTGCTGCATCTTTCATATATTCATCTATTTCTGTCCGGTTAGATGCGGTTTTTGCTAATATAACATCACCATCAGACTTGTATATAATTGCATTTCCACGGTCAATATTAAATCCCAAATTATCAATAATTGTTCTTAGTTCAATATTATGAGAATCATTATTGTATGTATCAAATAAATTACAATAATCATCGTAATCAAATGGCGAAACTTCTAGAGATATAATTTGCACTGATGGTGATGCCATGATTGTTGATAACTGTGATATTTGTTGGTATTGTATTTATTGTATTCTAGATTAAATTCAATTTTTTTTAATATTTTTCAATTTTTTTTTTTCAATTTTTTAATGAACATAAATATTAAAAAATTGAAAAGATATTAAGTATAATCTCGTGTATAAAAGAATATAATATTCACTAGTATTAGAAACTAGATAGGAAACTAGCGATAAAGCCAATACCAAAATGACATCATCCCAGATTTTCAAGGTCTCGCAGTTGGTATATAATTCACGCGGTAATCTGCTAGAGATGCTAGAAGACCGTGGATATGACATCTCCACTATTAAATCATATACCGAAGACGAGATTAAAATTATGTTAGATGGTCAGAATACAGGTAAATTTGGTAATCTAGCTGAGCGTGGTCCGTTAGATATCTTTCTAGAGAAGCATTCCGGTACATCAACCGCCGAAAAAATCTATGTGAAATACAAACTAGATGACCGGTTCAAGAGCACAAATACACTTACTACACAGATAAATGAGATATTCGAAAGTATCTTGACTACTAAGGATACACTTATAATTCTTAATATATCGAGGGTGCTGATGAAGGTTGGAGTGAAGGATAAGGTAGATGAGGAATATGTTAACCATCTCTATGCAACTAAGAATTATTTTGTCCAATTGTATGGATTAGAAAATTTCCTATTTAATGTATCTAGACACGTACAGGTTCCTCGACATCGAGTTCTTAGTAAGCAGGAAGTCGCAAATCTTCTAGAAGAGTATAATTGTACTGTTAAAAATCTACCAACTATTAAACGTGATGACCCACAGGCAAAATATATTGGTCTCCGACCTAAACAAGTGTGTGAAATCATATATAATAACGTGACATCAGGTATTACCAAGAAATATCGTTATTGTGTTAATTAGACAGAAAACAAAAAAATTGATTTAGAATTTTCTATTACTTTGTTTTAATCATTTCTTTCTTTTCAGTGTGCTCATTTCAGTGTGCTAGAGTGGCAAATGCCAACTTATTATTGGAAATTTCAAGAACAATTTAATACAGAAAATTATGCAGATGTATATATTGAAATAATTACTGATAACCCAATAAACGCAAAAGAAATCCTAATGAAACATATCATTAAAATGTCTAGGTTTGGTATTCCAAGAATATTCCTAACATCTAAAGGCAAAACGGTTATTTCTCATTCTAATGATGAGCGTGCAAGAATATTACCATTTATTAATATTGATTCCCCACTTTTTCAAAAGATTTTATGTTTGCAACCGCAACTTGCTTTTGAATTTAATCATCAGGCAAAACCATTTATCCCAATTGCCAAGGATTAGATATCCTATTTACCTTTAATGTTTTTTTATAACTAACTAGTAGATAATAACTAACTATTAGCTAACTATTAGCTAAAATAAGAATGAAATCGAAGACTAGAAAATTTAGCCGCAAAAACCAAATAACTAACTCTAAGTCTAGCACACAACACCATAAACAAACACGCAAATCATTGCAAAAGGCACATAAATCTATAAATGTAATTGCGTATAATGTATCCTGGGAATCTATGACTGGTAAAAAACCAGAGTGGGCGTTGTGCTCTAATAGTACTGACCCAACTCATCCTCGCCACCATTCTGTGTGTGTAGGTAATGTTGCAACTGTTCTAGAAGATAATCCGGTGGATTTCATCTTATTACAAGAAGCTGACGGTCATAACAATCTAATAAAGGAATCACCCCGGCTATCCAAGATGGAATATGAGTTTCATGAGTCTAGCAAGGATAAAATGATTACATTCTGGAATAAGAAATACACGATGAAGAAGATAATACGTGATGAATTTGAACCTGGTCGGCCATGGATGGCAATTTTATATACCAATGGATGGTGTGTGGTTAATGTACATTTTGGTCATTATTTCAGATATCAAGAAATAAATAAATTAAATCAACTAATTAAAAAAATTAAAAAAGAATTCGGCGGTAAGATACCCGGACAAAATGAATATAACCGTCTTATAATTGGGGGTGATTTTAATTATGATATAAAACAACTAGGACGTGATGGAAAAATGGTTATAGATGGTGTAATATTCCACTATCATCCTAAAAATCTGCTTACTTGTTGTATAAATCGTCGGGTTCAGAATGACCACGTGATAGATACTCATTCACCATTGCTAGATATTAAGATACCCGCTGTGGCATATATGGCATCCGACCATAAACCTGTTCTAGCAACTCTGCAATAGAATTCAAGGGATTAAGATTCAAGGGATTAAGTATAAGCCTTGAGGGCGGCTAGAAAGACTTACTCTATCATCATCAAAACTGTTATAGAACATATTTAAAATTTCCATACGGGTTTGTTTTTTAGTCTCATCTTTAACTGTGGGTTCAGGTACAACCATACTGGTGGTTAGAAATCTTGGGTCGCGATTAGGCAAATTAATATGTGCTCGTATAATGGCTTCATCTATCTTAGGAATACCTCCATTACATCCACCGTTGCTACCTTTGAGAATCATTACATTGGCAAAATTATTTTTAGAATCACCCCTAGACAGATACCAACTAGCAACGCAATATATTACAATGAGTACTATCATTAGGGCTGCTAGTTTAGAAACAGGGCTTTCTTTAACCTGTGTCATAAGACCATCTAAATCTGTTCTTAGCATTTTTCTAAATTTCTTCAGTTTTAGTTTCTTGATTTGCTATTTTTATGGTAGATTTTATTTTATGAATCTTTTCAAGCCAGATATTAACCGCATCAACTTTAGAATCAATAAAATGATAATCTTCAATAACATCAACTACCAAGTGCCAGATACATTGTTTATTATTTTTTGTGGGTGATACCCTATTAACTAATACGTCAGTGTTAGGTAATATGCATAATTCAAATTTACTCATTCCTAGCACAGACCAGCAAATTACTATTTCTTCTTTACAACCTAATGCATCTTGTGGATTAAATATTTTACTATTACTTCTAGCATCTCCATTTCCATTTGAATCTGAATCTGAATCTTCTCTAGAATAAATCCGTACTAGTTCTTGAGATTTAACATATAAATTACTATAATGTATTTTCCTCGATTGCCAATAAGATTTTTGGTTTAATGAACTTTTATTTTTATTAAATGAATCAATATCCAAATGGAAAGATGGAAATCGTCCTTTGTCATCACTACTTTCTCCTAGAATACTCACCAGATTACTATTGCAAGTTATGGGGTGCTCAATTATGTAATCAGTATCCATTCCAAAATAAGTTTTTCTACTTATTAGAACCGGTTTGCATTCTAGAGTGGAAGTAACTAATGGGATGAGATTTTCATCAAAGTCTGATTCTAGATTAAATATATTGAGAGATTCATTTCTAGACTTATAAAAAGAAACATCGATTCTAGAGATGGTTTTTAATGGTATGCTACCAACAAGTTCGCTTTCAGATAATAAGAACATTTTATCTTATATTATTGTATCTTATCCGTGGATTTAGAATCTCATACCTAGGATTCTGGATAACATCTTTTTATATCTCTTCTTCTAGAAATTAAAATTAAAATGAGTCAGGATAAGATTATTCAAGAATAGGTTATTTCTAAATTTATCTAAAGAAAAAATTGAAAATTACAATTACATAAAGCAAAATTAATATAACATATATCAACTCTTTAGAATGGTAAGCCTTTTTGTAGCTCCATTAACATTTGATAATAAGAAGAATGAAATTTTATATAGCCCACATAAAATAGAATGGAAAAAACAGATTGCGACGGTTTCACTAAAAAAAGGCTTATTGCCTGAAGCATATATAAATGAAAAGATACTTTCCAAATTAGACACTACTAACATTACTAATACTACTAACACTACTAAGTTGGCAGTGATGAAACCATATGTATTTGCAAAGTTTAAATATATTCCAGAAAGTGGAAAAAACAATGAAATATATCTGGTATGCATACCAAGTGAAAACAGTAAAATAAATACAGATTTGTATTATGAGTCTCATATACCGGCAAGTGCTCAGATTTTGATACTAGAAGGGCAGAAGAAGACTATAACTAAAAATGCGCAATACTTACGGATTAAGGGGTGTGATGTTTTAGCATTGTGTATGAATGTGACAACTTATTATTTAGAGGAGATTAGTTTGGATGAGTATATTGAATTCGTCCAAATAGAAAATGATGATGCTAATAATGACGAAGATTGTACTGATATGGATGAAGAATCTACTGATGCGGAAGCTGATGTAGATGAAGAATCCACTGATGTAGAAGATGAGAATAATACTGATGAAGAAGCTGAAGATGAGGATGATGTCATTGAAGACGATGCTGATGAGGATGATGCCATTGAAGAAGATGCTGATGTGGATGAAGAAGCAGAAGTAGAAGAAGTAGAAGACGACGCAATTGAAGATACAGAAGAAGATGCAATTGAAGATGCCGAAGAAGACGCTGAAGAAGACGCTGAAGAAGCGGATGAAGAGGCTTTGGATGATGATGAAACTGCCGGTGGTGGTGGTGAAATTGATGATGAACCGCTTGAACCTAAGCAATCCCAATCTACCAATAAAAGGAAAAAAACAGGTAGCTCAAAATCAATTAAATTCAATGCTGGTTTGGATACTAGTATTCTATTCAATATTCTAAAGAAGGAAGATGAAAAGAAACTAATACCTGATGCGCAATTACATCTTAAACGTAAAATTAATATAACAATATTGAAATTACTAGACCTACCTGCAAAAACCATTCAATATATAGAAAAAGGAATTTATAATTATGTTATTGAAAAATGCAGTGCCAATGCAATTATTCCGATTTGGGAAAATCCGGAGTTTAATGATATGTATATTAGTAAAAGTAAAAGTATTTATTCCAATCTAAATACTAAATGTTATGTTGGTAATAAAGGTCTGCTAGAAAAGGTGAAAAAAGGCAAAATTAATCCGTATGAATTAGCATTCTTGGAATCACATAAGTTATATCCCGAAAAGTGGAATGATATTATTGAAGAAAAAGCTAAAATGGATAAGATACTAAAAGAATCTCTTAAGGAATCAGCAACGGATTTGTTCCAATGTACACGTTGTAAGAAGCGTAAGACTATTTACTGTGAAGTTCAAACCCGTTCATCCGATGAACCTATGACGAAATTTATTACCTGTTTGGAATGTGGTTATAAGTGGAAGCAATACTAAATAAAGGAACCTAGGTTCCTTTAGAACTTCCTCTTCTTTTTAGAACTTCCTCTTCCTTTAGTTAACTTTATTATATTATCTTTTTCCAATTTTTTATCCCTTAAACGGTAATTGGTGTTTTAACACCAAAAACATAGGGATGCAATAAAGGTGGAAAACTTTAGTTTTTCACCGCTATCCGCATAACCGTTTTGGATTTTTTAAAAAATTCAAAACCGGTTAAAGGATATATTTTTTGTATTTTTGCAATATTTTTCTAATAAAATTCTAGAATTCTATGAAATGGGGGCACCTATCCGTGAAACATTGGCACCTTCTAGAGAACCCATAGGATATCCACTACCTGCCAATCCCAAAGTGCTAGGGTTCATATAATCATTACGGCCAGTTGCCGCGCTTTGGCTAAATTGGCCTACCCAGCTACCGGGTTGTTCTGGATTATTATTAGGGCCTAGGGAATATTGCGACATTATCCAATCAGAAGCACCTCCGCGTTGTTGGTGTGAAGTACGAAGTTTGGAATTACGCTTAGTATTGTTGCGTTTGGACTTGCGCCTGGAATTAGAGCGGGAACGAGAACGGCGGCTAGTATTCTTGTTCTTATGGCTAGTGCGACGAGTTCGGCGACGACGAGCGCCACCAGTGGTTTCATAGAGATTAAGGGAATTCATATCACCCTTAGGACTCCAAGCAGGGTTAAATGGTTCGGTCTTTGGTTTCTGGGTAAGTTGTTCCATCACCAAGTCAGATGCAAGAGAACCACCTGCTTGACCACCACACTTAGGTTCTAGAGCAGTAAGAGACGGGTCATACCAACTATCACGAATACGGTCGGGACCAGCATAATCATTCATAACGGGAGGATTCATAGTGGCATCCGACATTACAATGCTAGATGCAGGAGAACCACCTTTCTGGGCGCGCGATTTAGTACGCATCTTACGAGATTTACTCTTAGACATACGTGGCATTCTAGACTAATATATTTCTTATTAATTCAGGTATCTTATATAAAAGCAACATATTATTTTATCTAGAATCCAGATAAGAATTTGAACCCCCCTAGAATAAAATTGAATTTAAAAAGTATATAAAAAAACATCATTTTATTCTAGAAGTGCTTATATACATCAACGCAATCACTACTCCTAGAAATGAATTTTTGTCCAGATTGTGAATCATATCTTATCCTTCGGATTGTCCCTAATGATAATCCTAATAAGATTCTAAACCTAGAATGTAATAATTGTGGATATAAGAAAAATATTGATATTAGCAAAGAACCGGAGTATAAGTGTGTTTATCATTATGACTATAATATCAAGAAGATTAGTATTGACCAGAAGAATATTCAATATCTAGATAAAGATCCTACTCTACCACATGTAAATAATATCCCTTGTCCCAATCCACAATGTATTAGTAATAAGCATGATTCTGGAGAAGCTGAGGTTCTAACAGATATTTCCACTAAAACTCCCAATGATGTATTATATATACGGATTGATGAAAGCACACTTACTTATTTATATCAATGTTGCAACTGCAAACACACTTGGACTAATAAATAAGTAGTATCATTTTGTTCTAATTTATCATCTTTCACATCTTACATCTTTCATCTTTATCAGCTTTCATCTTTATCATCTTTGGTTTTTTTTGGTTATTTTATTTTTTTGCGATTAATTCTATTGAGATAGTCCCATTTAGAAAAGTAATCTTTTTTTGGTTATTTTATAACTATTTTATAGTAAGCAAGAATAGAATTACAGAATGAATAATAAATTAATTTCCAATAATGTATCTAGCAGGTTATCTAATACCGAAACATCACTACCAATACCAATCCAGCGTGCTAGTAATTATCTAGACAACCTGAAAGTCCGAATTAAGAATAATCTCAGTAGCAATCTAAAAACTTATCTTATGGTTGCAATACCTATCTTAGTCATAATTATATATATCGGTTTCAAATATAATTTTAATGCCCGTAATGTATCATCCATTGCTGCAATGTCTTACCCTAATCAGATTGCCCCCACAAATTTGCAAAATTGTTCTAGTCTAGATATTTCAATGCAATATAAATTATGTGATTATTACATTTCATCTAGTTATATGACGCCTTGTGTGGGTAATCAGCATTATGACTATGTAAGTGTTGATATGATTACACAAGTCCTTCAATCTGGCGCGCGGTATATTCAAATTCCTATTTGTGAGTCTGATGTAGGACCTAATGCCATACCAGTAGTAGGAACTGCACCATATGGCCAGAGAGTTGTAACAAGTCTTAATACACTAGATGCACAACAAGTATTCAATGTTATACGTGCCAATGCTTTTCTCCTAAATAATACAAAAATCAATTATCCAATTATTATTCATCTTATCCTGAATACAACTAATCCTTATACGATTAGTGTTCTAGCAGATTACATCCGTCTCACACTATCAGATAAGCTATGTAATGTTTCTAAATACGCAAAATTTCCCATAGCACTAGAAAAACTTTGCAATCTTCTAGGCCAAATTATCTTAGTTGCTACACCAGAATATGTTGGAACGAAGCTAGAACCATATATAGTGCCATTTTCTAATCTTTATGAATCATACTATTATGGTGAGCTAGCAGCAAAAAGCCTACCAACCGGTAGCGCATATACCAATACATATAATAATCGCCTTTCAACAAAGCAACAAACTAAGAGTAATGCCACATTCAAAGCTAAATATCCATCTCTAGATTACGTAATAAATAATTCTAGCAGCATTGGTTCCGCTATTCTGGAAGATAAGGAAATCCTTAATAATTTAACTAATTTCAATAAAGTAGGTCTCACCCTGGTAAAACCTCATAATCCAGCGGATGTTGTATCTGCCAATTATGATCCTACTGAAGCCGTATATAACGGTTGCCAATTTATAAGTATGAATTTCCAAATAAACGATGATAATATGAAGAATTATATCAAAATTTTTCAGGAATCGAGTTTTATTCTTAAACCTGCTAGTATGCGATTCTCGGAAGCGGAAGCACCTACCACTGACCTAATGCATGTCTATCATGCTATTTCACCAACTGATTCTCGTGTAGTTAATAAGCTCTACTATGAATATAATAATCTTCTTATTGCTCTAGAATCATATTCTACGCCGGGGGATTATCTTACCCAAGTAGAATCCAACTTAAGATTCAATCCTGGTACTGTTATCACTCGGGATAAGTTCGATAATAAGACATACAACATCGGAATAAATCAATGTTTTCTAATAAAAAAGAGTACGGTTAGTATGGGTACTGCAGATATACCTATGTTCCTTACTAGCCCCACATATAATAATTACTTAATATCTCAGACTGGAAATAGTTTTAATCTAGAAGAACAGAAAAATAAGAAAACGGATTTATATCAGCAATCATTTGTATTCGAATCCTCGTCAATCAATGATGCCGATGACCTAGAACTCTATCTAATGCGTACTATTACTCTTCAAAATCCGGTTTATTTAGCAAATCAGAATGGTCTACCGAGTACTTATGCATATAATCCTGCAGTAGAAGCACAAAATAATATGTCGTTTATAATTCACGTGGTACCTTTCAATATTCAGTTGAAATTGATAACTTTATATGATGGTAGTATGAAATCTATGCCCGGTGGAATAGTAGGTGTGCTAGAGAATAATAACACTGATGGAACAGGATATATTCTAGAAGCTGCATTTACCCCAGTTCAAAGTGGTGGTGCCAATTTCAACTTCTTGAAAGACCAGTTTTTTATGCGTAATGCCACAACAGAAACTTATATATCATATGATTCTAATACTGGATTCCTTTATGACCGGCCTGGGAAACCAAGTTCCAAAGGTATATTCAATATTAAATCTAATAATGGCTTCTTTTCCTTAGTAAATTCTGCTAGTGAGGAACTAATTCTTTATCAAAATAATTTACTGAAATTTGCCAAACCGGATACAATTTCTAGCAATGAGAATTTATTTAAAATTGCTGTTAGTTATTTAATAACACAAAAATAAAAAATCAATCAGCAATCATCAATCATCAATCATCAAAATAACTAAGTATTCTAGCGTCTTATTCTCCTAATCCCTAGAATTTTTATCATATCTACAAATACATTCACCATCTTAATAACTAGGCTCCAGGATTCTAATGGATAATTTGGGATAACCTGGCCATCCACACATTTATTTGCATTTTGTTTAAGAGTCTTGAAATAGGACACTAGAAGTAATACGAATATTATTAAGCTAGCAATTGCCATTATATAGATAAAATTAATCATTTCGGTTGGCGTTGTTATCATAAATCTACCTAATATAAATATCACTATCCAAGCAATAAGAGCCCACGTAAGATAGTAATCCCAATCAAATGTTATCAG